TTTAACCATCCATCTATTTCACCCCTAACCTCTTTTCTGAATACTTTTGTTTCCTCTCTACCTGCCAATTTATAATATAGATCCCTTTTCCTTGAGTCCGCTGCACTTATTATTACATCTTGGCTTAAACCAAATTTATTTTCCATATTCATCTTGTTATAAACTTCAATATATGGGTTAAATTGGGTTGTGATTAATGGATTCTGTATCTTTATCATCTTTGGATGAATTTTAAATGGTACATATTCTCCTACCCCTAATCCTCCCATTGATCCTGGTATGCCAATTAACTTTAACAAGTTAGAATGTTGATTGTTCAAATCAACCCTGATTATTGGCATAATCTCATTTATTTCCATTCCTCTCCTAGTTGCTGTTAATACATTTGTTAATGTAGATCTTGCTCTTTCTAAATATGACAAATCCCTGCTTCCATCAGGTTTTGACTCAATGATTGAAGCTATTGCAGGAGTTAAATATCCACTTACCTTTTTATCTGTAATCCTATTCCTTAAAAATTCGATTCCTACATTCGGGTTTTCGGAAATCCAAAACTTCCTTGGGTTATATTTCTTTCCAATCAATGTAACACCCATTAGGGTCATAATAGTTGAGCTATATGCTTTAGATTGTATGTTTGAATCATCACCCATGGCTATATTGTGTGTCTTTGGAAATCCTATTTTTACTAGCACTTCTTGTATTATATTTGCGTATATCACATTATTCATTGTATCAAACAAAGCCGTTTCTGGGCTCCCACTAGGTTCTCCACCTTCCATCTTTTCCATCCTTATTGATCCATCATCATTCCTTATGTAAATCCATCTATTTTTAGAAAGTTTTAGAATTTTATCTAATAAGTGTAGTTCATCTACGGTCTTCAGCTGTTTAGCCCATTCTATTAATTCCTCAAACCAGATTTCAATCTCTTTCTTATATATATTATAATCATACTCATCATAGTCTAACGGCATAGATATATACCCTTTTTTAATCAAGTCCCTTATTGTATCATACATTGTTTTCAATTCTGGACCATTTTTCCCTAGTGATGTCCACTCTAAATCATTAGTCATTTTTGGAAAGTTATAA